AGGTACTTTGCTATTTGCTTCATGGTTGAAGCGTTAACTGTTGTTTCATCTGTCATGCGTAGTATTGATAAAGCGTTTGTAATATCATCTACAATTTCTTTGTATTGATATTCACGAATAGATTCAAACGTACGCTCAGGCATGGCAGGTAAATCACTATCACTATATGGAACATCGTAATCAATGTTTACTGTATTTTGCCACTGGCGAATGTTTGTTCTAAAGTTAACTGCTTTATCAATATGTTTAATGGCATAGTCTGTTATTGACTTTTGCCATGCAGCAAATTCTTCTTGGAACTTTGCTTCATATTCTTCTTGATTTGTGTAATCATTTTTGACTGATGCTAATTTATTTTCTAAGGCAGCAATTACTTTTTGCGTTGAAACTTTAACTGTTATTCCTCTTGCCATGATTTCCTTTCTAGTACCAGCCATTGCTTCGCCAATGTGACCAAGCGACTGATGGTTTCTCGTAACGGTGCTGGATATACTCCAGCCCCCGCTCAATCTGGAGCGGGGCTGGGGTTGAAGGGTCAAGATTAAGTAACTGTGGGATACCGAAGGCTGAACTGTTTGGGTTGTTTGCTTTGGGATTCCATGCTGATTCCTTCCCCCATAGTTTCATTAGTGCACGGTGCTCAGACATATTCCATTCTGGGTATGCCATACGCATGAACTGTTTTGCATATAGTTTTAGGGCACGAGGTGTCCAATGGAACTCGCTCATCTCTGTAGGTTTAGGCTCTGTGTGTGCCTGTATTGGTGCTATCTGCCATGGTAGTAGCGATAGGAATGCTACATACCATGTCGTAAATATTGCGAATAGTTTATTCATCTAACAACCCATCTGTAGAGGATATAGAAAACTGTAATGAGGAAGACCCAGGACTGTAATGGTGTGAGAGGGAGGAATGTAATGTCATTCATCTCCCCACATCCTATCTGGTTCTTGGTAACCATCCTCCTCATCTTCTACATCTTTGTCTAGTGCTATGTCATCTTCAAGCGGTGGTTCGTAACTCATAGTTTCTCCTTCGTGTTACATGTATTGGGTCTCCATACATACTGCTTCTTATGATTGTATCTATTGATACTCCGTATACCTCACACAATTTTAGCAGCCTTCTAAGTGTAATGTTTCTACTGTTGCGTTCGTAACTACCTACTGCTTCTTTAGTAAACTCACCATTAGTAACTAGTTCTACATGCTCAAGTGTGTAGCCTTTGAGTAGGCGTACATATTTAAGGGTGTTTACTACTTCTAGGTATTCAGGGTTTAAGTCACTCACATTCATCTCCTTTATAGCATTTGCTGCAGCATGTAGTACATAGACCACTGTTGTTGCAGAACTCATCTGCATACTGGTCGCAGTCAGCACACTGGGGTGGTATGTATGGTGCGCTCATAGTATTTCTCCACACTTATCACAAGGTAATCCTGTTACCTCATCTAGTGCGTCATACTTTGTACCCTTCCAGCAATGCATACATATGATAACGAATTTCATTCGCACTCTTCCTTAATGTAATCTTCCAGGAATCCCCATAGTTCGTTCTGTTCTTGGATACCTTGTTCCATTACATACTCACTGAAGTCCTCATCAAGTGCGTAGTAATTTACATTTCTAAATAGTTTTGTTGGGGCTATCATTACTGTTCCTTAACTAATAGACGCTCATCTATTACATTGCCTTGTTCACGCACAGCAACTCCTCTATTAATTAGGTATGCGCGGTACAGTTCTTGATATTCCTCTCTGTATTTTTTTGCAAGAAATGTTTTTGCATACTCTGATGCTTTGGCTCTAATTGCTGCATGAGTTCTACCACTCATTGTCTTCTCCTTCTACATAGATTCGTCCAGTTGCCATCATCTCTTCTAGGATATTGTTGGCTGCTTTGATGGACAGAATTGCAGCCTCCATTGATTCATTCAATTGTGCTATCTCTTCAACTGTGTATGACATAGTTTGTTTCTCCTAACTTTGCCCATGCACATGGGCTGCAGTAGTTTCTGGGCGCTGTCTTATCTCTATCTACAAGAATGTCCATGCCACATGCATGGCATTCATCTACTTTGTATTTACTTTGCACTGGATAGTGTGCTTTGGTTATGAATTCTTTGTTTGCCATTGGTCTTCCTTTGCTACGTCTGGGTCATAGTAGAAGTTATTGGTTGGCATATAATAATCTATGCTGCGGGTTTTGCGTAATTCTCTACGCAATCTAATGTTCTCTTTGGTTAGTGCTGCGTTCTGTCTGATAGCCAGGGTGATGACTACTACAGATGTAGTTAAAGCAATCATAATGGCTAACAGGGTCAATGAATCTAGTAACATTTCTATCTCCTTCTGTGTGAGCATTGGCTAATAGGAACTAAGCAGTCCCCACAATAAACTGTATTATCTTTGTTGTCTAGCATGGCTACCTACTTTCAGTTGTCTGCACTTATACGAATACCCGCGCACTAAAAAAGCAGGTGGTGAGAGCCGAAGCCCCCACCACCTGCGGATAGATTAGACAAGAGATAACTTGGTTACTACCTGGTTTTCATACCACTTATCATTCTTTTCAGAGAATGTTGAAGTCATATACCCTTCAATGTTTACAGCGAATTCAGTTTCGCTGGAATTGATAAGGTTCTCACGAACCCATGCTTGGATTGCAGGGTCTGTGATGGTGATTTGACGGCTTGCAGTGAACTTGCTAGCCATATCGCCGTTGGGTGTATATTCTAAGCGGCGGTCTACTACAGTTGCTTTGATAACATTATTGTAATCTTTCACTGCCTTGACAATTGAACCGCTGAATGTGAATGTATTTGACATGTTATTTCCTTTTCTGTTAGTTGTTTGATTGGGCTAAGCACCCGTCACTCGTGACGGGGCTGCCCTAGATGGTTAGTTACAGTTTGGACATACAGCATGCTTGTTGCATGTGTAGTGGCAGGTTTGGCACACCATTGAGTTTGGTGGCATGTCCATGTTTAGTTCAAACAGACGGTCTGTTATCACTGTAATTGGTGGGAGGAACTCCTCTCGAGTGTCCTCCCATGTCTGAGTAGCCCATACGAAGTACGGTTCTACTCTGGTGGTTGAGCCAACCCATTCATGGCCTGACTCTGGTGTATCTATCTTGGTGAGGCTGGTGTACATAGGAGCGTATCTGTAGATGTCGGAACCTTCATCTACTATCTCATGGGCCATAATCGCTTCTCTAGTTAGGCGATTATCCTCACAGTCCATGCACAGTTCGTTGAGCATGTAGCAGGCATAGCAGGCGTTAGTGATGTTAATACCTTGTGACTCACTCATGTTGCACTTCCTTTCTGTCTTAGTAGTTAGAACTTCCAACTACAATTTCCACACTGCAGGACTGTCAAGCCCCGCTCTTTTTGGGGCTTGATTGGACTGCTATACCACCTCAGACCCAATCAGGTGTCCACTTTCTGTCTTGTTCTCCTGAGTAGCAGTAGAAGCAGATGATTATGCCTGGTTCCTCCTCATGTCCCCAATTTTCTGGGTTGCCTGTGTACTTGTCTTTGCACACTTTGCATTCTCTTATCATGATTTGATTCCTTCCTCAGCCTCTGTTAAGAGGCTGATAATTGCATTACCATGGCATGGATTCGGTGAGCAGTAGCACGCTAAATCTTTGCCAACTAGTGGCTCTAACCACTCAGGCTCGCGCTCTAAGCGCCACTTGGCATAGTGGTAGAACTTGGAGATAACGGTATCTCTATCTCCATCTGGGCCGATTAGGAACGGATTGCCCCACACAGTGCCTCTGCCGATTGCAACGGAACCTGCAGGGGCAACATTATTAACTACACGGATTACTTTCATTTTGCTACCTCATATCCCTTTACTTTTAACATTACCTTTACATATTTATAATACATTTCTTTACAGCACTCATCTAAACGGTATACACAATCACACCAATTAATATCATCTATATCACACACTATGCAAGCAATCATTGCACTATCCTTTCTTTTCTATTCTTTATACTTTAAAGAACACCTCCTACACTGCAGGCCTGTCAAGCCCAGTCTTTTCATGGGCTTGATTGGACTGCCATCTTTAGGCTGTCAGTATGGTAGTCAGGCTAGCCAGTTAGGATTTTGTTTTTAACTGGGGCGCGGACTATTGTTTATAAGGGAGCGCCGAGATAGCCGTCTAGCAACAGGCTCCACTAACAGTACAGACTGAGCGGTAGCAAACAGTACTGGGGTCTCAATGACCCCAGACTGTTTAATGGCTTGTCAATGTAGTAGAGTA